GCCCGTCCCAACCGCTCAGCCCGTAAGCTACCCAACGTACTCCGTGGCCATTCCCCAACCGCGGCCCATAGCGTATGGTACTCCTTACGCTCCCGTTGGTCCCGGTATCGCTTCGATCCCGGCTTTCTTCCGCCGTCCCTCCGGGACAACTCAGTACTACGGTTAAGGTGATACCATGCAGCCAAAGACCCCCAACGTCGAAACCTCTCAGACCATCGTCGGCCAAGGCTCGGTGCCGCTGGCTCAGGAAACTCCCGTCAAGGTTGAAGCCGCCCCGAAGGGCCGGCAGAAGTTCCTTGGTCAGGGTGCCATGCTCCGCAACAAGGGCTTCGTCGTCCGGTGAAAACCTCCCAAGCTGGCGTCGATCTGATCAAGCAGTTCGAAGGCCAAAGGCTCACAGCGTACAAATGTCCGGCGGGTATCTGGACAATTGGCTACGGCCACACCTCCGCGGCGGGAGCCCCGGAGGTCCAACCCGGCATGACGATCACCTACCAAGAAGCGAACGCTATCCTCGTTCGGGATCTTGGTAAGTACGAAGATGCCGTTGACCGCTTGGTCAAAGTTCCGCTGACGCAGAACCAGTTCGATGCTCTCGTCTCGTTCACGTACAACGTGGGCGAAGGAGCGTTGGCCAAGTCCACGCTCCTCAAGAAGCTGAACGCTGGGCAGTACGACGCCGTCCCTGCTGAGCTGATGAAGTGGACCAAGGGCGGTGGCAAGGAGTTGCCAGGTCTTGTGCGCCGACGCCGTGCGGAATGCGCCATGTGGCGTGGGGTGAATGACAACTCTTCCCCTGACATAGACCAAAGCCGCATTGAGCCCGACGCACCTCGGCCGGCTAAGACGATTGCTCAGTCCAAAGAAGCCAACACGGCCCTCGCTGTCGGCAGCTTGTCTGGCGCCACTGCCGTTGCCGACGTGGTCAATCGCTTGAAAGAAGCCGGGGACAATGCCAAGTCGTTCCTCGACGCGGTCATGAACCCGAACGTGCTGGTCCTGATCATCATCGTGCTTGCGGCCATCCTGATTTGGAACTGGCGTAAGAAGAGACTGGAGGAAACGGGAGAATGATCCCGTTCCTATTCACCCCGCTCGGCCGCTATGTAGCACTCGGTGCTATAGTTGTGGCCGTTGCGGGTGGGCTCTATTGGAAGATCCGGTCGGACACCTTGGCCTATGCCGAGGCCCGCCGCGCACAAATCGAACTAGAAAGGGTTAGAAATGCGATACGTGCTGGTGATGCCGTTGATGTTGATCCTGGGAGCTTGCGCAACCCAGACCGTTTCAACAGAGACTAGCTGCTCCGTCTTTGGCTACATTACATGGAGCCAGAAGGACACGGACAAGACAATCCAACAAGTGAAGGTTCATAACGCTCGTCGCGAAGCCTTTTGTAAGGACTGAGCCATGGATGACCTTTACATTGTAGAAAAAATGTACAAGATCGTGCGTGAGCGTCGAAGCGTCGTCGTTGAGGCTTTAACAGAAGGCAGTGTCAACGATTTCGCCGCTTTTCGTCACCTTCGGGGAAAGCTCGAAGCGTGGAACGAAATTGAATCTGAGATCCGCCTTCTGCTAAAGCAGAGTGATATTGACGATGAGTGAACTCATCCTGCCGGAGCATGTAGCCCGGAAAGTGAAGGCCAAGAGCGCCGTGCCAGAAGTGAAGGCAGAAGCTTCTCCCGTAGAGTCGGCCTACGTTAAACAGGACGAACTCTACCTCGACCCCACAAAGATGGACATGACGGCAATCGAACGGCTTCCCAAGCCGACCGGTTGGCGTATGCTTGTTCTCCCGTTCCGGGGTCAAGGCAAGACACAGGGGAATGTCTATCTCCCTGATGAGTACGTGGAGCGTCAGACGTTGGCGACGGTTGTCGGCTACGTTCTTCACATGGGTGCCGACTGCTACACCGACAAAGACAAGTTCCCCGGAGGCCCGTGGTGCCAGAAGGGTGATTGGGTTTTGTTCGGTCGCTATGCCGGAGCCCGCTTCAAGATTGAGGGCGGTGAAGTCCGCATCCTCAACGATGACGAGATCATCGCAACCATCGCGGATCCGAAAGACGTCTTGAACGTCTGAGCCGCGCTATAGAGGTAGATCTATATGTCTGAGACTGAAGTTCTCAAAAAGGAAGACGAAGACGATTTCGAGGTCATCGAAGAGACCGAGGAAGAAGCCTCTGCGGCCCCCGAGCCGAAAGAGGAGAAGGCCCCAGAGCCGGAGCCAAAAGCCGAAGAGCCGAAGGAAGAGCCCAAGAAGTCAGAGGAAGATCTTTCTGGCATCAGCGATGCGGTTAAAAAGCGCATCGATAAGCTGACCTTCAAGATGCGCGAGGCCGAACGCCGAGAGCAGGCGGCAATCGAGTACGCCAAAAGCCTGCAGGTTGAGAACCAGTCCTTCAAACAGAAGGCTCAGCAACTCGATCAGTCCTTGGTCGTTGAGTATGAGAGCCGTGTCAAAGCTCAGCAGCAGGTCGTCACAGACAAGCTGAAAGCTGCGGTCGAGTCGGGAGACGTGGATGGGCAGATCGAAGCCCAGAAGCAGCTCGCCGCCTTGGCCTTGGAGGAAGACAAGCTGCGCACCGCTAAACAGCAACGCGCTGCTCAGCCTCAACCGCAAGCTCAGCCTCAAGCGCAGCAACCGGCGCCCCAACCCCAGAGACAAGCCGCGCGTCCCGACCCTCGTGCCGAAGCATGGGCCGAACGCAATGAATGGTTTGGTGCAGACCAAGCCATGACGGCCACAGCTTTCGTCATCCACAGCCAGCTTGTGGAAGAGGAAGGCTTCGATCCGTCTAGCGAAGATTACTACTCCGAGCTGGACCGCCGTATTCGTGGTGAGTTCCCGCACAAGTTCCGGAAGGAGCAACCTGTGGAACGACCCGCACCTACGGCGGTGGCATCAGCCCGTCCAACCGCACGGTCCGACAGCAACCCTAAACAGGTGAAGTTGACCCGTTCACAAATTGAGATTGCCCGCAAGCTCGGAGTTAGTGTAAAAGACTATGCGCGGCAACTTCAGAAACTCGCTCGTTGAAGAAGGAGCCGAACATGGAACGTACCCCGCGTGCTGAAACCAGCCGTGCCAAGTCTTCCCGCCCCAAAGCGTGGAAGCCCCCGTCCTCACTGGACGCACCTCCTGCACCGGAGGGATATGCCCACCGTTGGATCCGTATGGAAGTCAACGGTCAGGATGACCGGAAGAATCTATCCGCAAGACTTCGCGAAGGCTTTGAGCTAGTTCGCGCCGAGGAGTATCCGGATTGGGAACTCCCCACCGTCCAAGACGGCAAACATGCCGGGATCATTGGAGTTGGTGGGCTTGTGTTGGCCCGTATTCCTCTCGAAATCGCACAACAACGCAACTCGTATTACCGTCGTCAAACAAGCGAACAGCTCGCTGCAGTAGACAACGACCTGATGCGTGAGAGCAATCCCAACATGCCGATCAGCAAACCTGAGCGGCAAAGCAGGGTTACCTTCGGGGGAAATCGTTCCTCCGATTAACGTCACAAGGATCTGAGCAATGGCAAATATCGATGCCGCTTTCGGGCTCCGCCCGTATAAGATGCTCGGCGAAGGCGCTAACACCAACGGTGTTAGCACGTATAAGATCCAGACGACGGGTACCGCGGGCACTTCTAGCGTCATCTATGAAGGCACCCCGGTGATCCCGTTGGCTAACGGTCTTATCGACATCGTCGGCAACGCGAATGGTGGTACGGTCCCTCTTCTGGGCGCGTTCATCGGCTGCAACTACACTGACCTCAACGGCACTCCGACCTACGCCAACAAGTGGCCTGGAACGGCTGCTGTGATGGCCGGCACGGAAGCTGTGGCACTCGTCGCTGCGCACCCTGATCAGCTCTTCCTGATCAACTGCGATGCGGCTGCGGCTGACTCCCTTGTTAATGCCAACGCCAACTTTGTTGGTGCTACCAGCGGCAATGCGACCTCTGGTATGTCGTATGGCGAACTGGGAGTTTCGACGGCGAACACCACGAACACCCTCAACCTGCGCATCATCGGCTTCGAAGATTCTCCTTCGAACGATGACGCAACGGCAGCGGGTCGTCTGGCTATCGTCATGATCAACAACCACTTCTACCGTTACTGCGCTAACGGTACGGGTGCGGGCGTCTGATCGGAGGTTTGACAGATGGCTATTACACGTTCCCAACTTCTCAAAGAACTGGAACCAGGCCTTAATGCCTTGTTCGGTCTTGAGTATGACCGCTACGACAACGAGCATGCTGAGATCTTCGACACGGAGAGCTCGGACCGCGCGTTCGAAGAAGAAGTCATGCTCTCGGGCTTTGGTCAGGCTCCGGTCAAGGGTGAAGGCGCTGCCGTCTCCTACGACACGGCTGGCGAAGCTTGGACGGCTCGCTACACCCATGAGACGATTGCTCTCGCATTCGCCATCACGGAAGAAGCTGTCGAAGACAACCTCTACGACCGTCTCTCGGCCCGTTACACCCGCGCTCTTGCTCGCTCCATGGCGAACACGAAGCAGGTGAAGGCCGCTGCGATCCTCAACAACGCTTTCAACTCGTCCTACAAGGGCGGCGACGGCGTCGAGCTTTGCGGCACTCACCCGACGGTTGGTGGTGGCAACGTCGTCAACGAGCCGGCCACTCCGGCCGACTTGAACGAAACGTCGCTTGAGCAGGCGCTCATCGACATTTCGGCTTTCGTTGACGAACGCGGTCTGAAGATTGCCCTCCGCGGCATGAAGCTGATCGTTCCTCCGGCGCTCCAGTTCACCGCTGAGCGTATCCTCGTGTCTGACCTCCGCGTCGGTACTGCCGACAACGACGTCAACGCGATGAAGAGCATGGGAATGCTCCCGCAGGGCTACGTCATCAACCACTTCCTGACCGATCCGGATGCTTGGTTTGTCAAGACCGACGCTCCGAACGGCATGAAGCACTTCGTCCGTTCGCCGATCAAGACGGCAATGGAAGGCGACTTCGAAACGGGCAACGTGCGCTACAAGGCGCGTGAGCGTTACTCGTTCGGTTGGTCGGACTTCCGTTCCATCTACGGCTCGGAAGGCGCTGCCTAACGAAAACGGGGGCCCGCTTCGGCGGGCCCTTTCTTTTGTCTGCCAGATATGGCACTGTCTTTTACCGGGTTAATCCGGCCCCGTAGACCGTCCCGGCGGACGCTGCACAGACTACTGGGCCTCATCGTGCAGGAGTGAAGCAAATGGCTTCGACTACTTTTTCGGGTCCAGTTACCTCGCAGAATGGTTTTGTTGGCGACGTCACGGGCAACGTGACCGGCAACGTCACGGGCAGCGTGGTTCTCCCGACCTACACCGTTTCTGGTGTCCCCTCCGCTTCGGCTAACGCTCGTCGCCTGATCTACGTTTCGAACGGCGCCGCCGGTTCCCCGGTTGTTGCGTTCTCGAACGGCACGAACTGGCTCCGCTGCGACACGCTTGCTGCTATCTCGGCCTCGTAACCGGCTCCCTCTAGCAGGAGGCCAACATGGCTGACGCAGTAACCTCGCAGATCTTGGTTGACGGCACTCAACGTGCCGTCTTCAAGTTCACCAACATTTCTGATGGCACAGGTGAATCGGGCGTCGTTAAGATCGACGTGTCCGCTTTGAACGGCTTTCAGGGTGAGCCTTGCACGGGCATGTCAATCCAGCGGGTTGACGCCATGACGGCTGGAATGGGTCTCAATCTTCTTTGGGATGCCACCACAGACGTAGTGGCTTTGACCTTTGGTGAAGCTGACTTCATCTCCCTCGACTTCTCGCGCTTTGGTGGCATCACCAACAACGCGGGGACCGGGAAGACGGGAGATCTCCTGTTCACCACTGTCGGAGCCACAAACGGCGACCGGTATACCGTGGTGATCGAGGTCCTTAAATCCTACGGGTGATGAGATGGCTGAGCCGTCCTCAACAACCAAGTGCGGTAAGAACGAGCCCTTCGAGCTACAACTAGCTCGGGGGCAAATCTCTTGGCACAACGAAGTGAACGTGCAGGGCTACAACGCCTTGCACGGTGATCAGTTCCGTGCGGTGTGGGAGAAGTCTAACGACACAGCGTATGTCTTCCCGGCATCGGCTCTTGCGATGACGTTCTCCAGCTCGTCCTCCGAAACCTGCACCATGCGCGTTTTCGGATTGGATGCTGACTATAAGGTGAAGACCGCTACCGTCACCTTTTCTGGTGGAACTACGGGTACGGTCACTTCCGGGACGGCGACATTCTTCCGCATCAACGCGATGCAGATCACGTCCGGAACCACGGTCGGAAACATCACCGCCGCCAACAGCGGTGTGGTGTACGCTCAGATCAACGCTGGAACGGGTCGCAGTCAGGCAAGCATCTACACGGTTCCGGCCGGCCACACCTTCTATCTCACTCGTGCGCAAGCCTTTACGACGAACAACGGCTCGCAGTATTGCACCTATCGGGTATATTCGCAGACCATCTCCGGGGGCGTAACAACCCCGCTTGTTGTTCTTTCTGCCCCGTTTACCCAAGCTTACGCTTCAACGCGTATCATTCCCCGTGCGTATGTCGAAAAGACAGACGTTCAGTGGCAGCTTAGACAGTCGAACCCTGCTCCTGGATCCATCCAGTTGGAAGGCATCCTGATCAAGAACGACGCGGGGGTTGCCTGATGGCCAAAGCATCTGACGTCAAGCGCACTGGCAAAGGCATCAGCTACCGGGGTGTAAGCTATCCCGGTTTCAACAAGCCTCGCGCCTCTACGAACCCTAAGAAGAAAAAGATGGTGCTTGCCAAGAAGGGCGACGAAGTAAAGGTCGTCCACTTCGGCGATGCCAGCATGGGTCACAACTATTCGGCCGAAGCCCGCAAGAGCTACCTCGCCCGTAGCGCTGGCATCAAGGGTAAGGACGATAAATTTTCTGCAAACTATTGGGCCCGCAAGGTCCTTTGGGCGGGTCCCAAAGGTTCCAAAAAGGCCCCTCCTGGCGGGAGTCGATTCAAATGAGTGCGAGCATCGAGTTCATCTGGAACACGATCCTGACGTTGATTGTCGCTCCCGCGGCATGGGCGATGGTTCACTTACATGGGAAACAGGAGCGCCTGACAAGCAACCTGTCGGAAACCCGTGAAGACATCGCCAAGAACTATGTTACAAAAGTCGATCTGCACAATGATCTTAGCCGGATCATGCAGCGATTCGACCGCCTCGAAGAAAAGATTGACCGCATTACAGGAGCACGTTGATGGCCATGGGTCCGCGTAAAATGGGCATGCGCAAGATGATCGGCATGAAACGTGCCGGCGCCAAGATGCCTAAAGCAATGAAAGCCCCGAAAGCTATGGGCCCCGCCCTGCTCGAAGGTCAGGTTCCCCCGATGGCTGGTCCGATGCCGCAGGGCGTTCCCGGCATGAAGAAGGGCGGCGAAGTCAAGAAGGGCTTCTCTACAAAGGGCGGGCGTGGCGGCGTAGCGGAGCGCGGTCTTGGCAAGGCAACCAAGGGTTTTGCTAAGGGCGGCTCCGTTGACAAGAAGACGTGGGGATCCACGGAAGACATCGTAGGCAGAGGCCCTAGCCCGGCTGCGGCAAAAGCCGACTACGCCAAGAAGATGAAGGCCGCTGGCTTGAAGCCCAAAATGGCTAAAGGTGGCATGGCCAAGGCTCCGAAGGCCGGCATCGGCATCATGATCATCCTTGGAAAGAAGAAGGGGAAGTAAGATGCCCGGCATGAAACCTAGCGAAAAGTTTTCGGTTGTTCCAGAAGGTTTGCGCAAGCGCTTCCGCGAACATATGTATGAAGACGTTCCCAAGAACCTCCGTGAACCTATGTATGAGGACGTTCCCAAGAACCTCCGTGAACCTATGTATGAGGACGCCCCTAAGAGCATGTCTCCATCTTCTCCGCAGGGTGGTCCTAGTATGTCTGATCGTGATGCGCTCAAGCGCATGATTGAGGACGAAGGCATGGCCAAGGGCGGCATGGTCAAGAAGTACGCCAAGGGCGGTCTCGTGAAGGTTCGCGGTTACGGCAAGGCCCGCTCAAAGCCCTGCAAGATTTGCTGATAGGAGGCTGTCATGGCTGGTTGTGGTTCGAAGAAAATGGCTAAGGGCGGCATGGTCAAGAAGATGGCCAAAGGTGGCGCCGTTAAGAAGATGGCCAAGGGCGGCATGATGATCTCGCCGCGCAAAAAGATGGCTATGGGCATGAAGAAGGTCGGTAAGTGAAAAAACCTTCCAAGCCTAAAAGCAAGGTGAACGCAGCGGGCAACTATACGAAGCCCGGCATGCGCAAAGCCCTGTTTGAAAAGATCAAGGCCTCGGCGGTTCAAGGGACTGCCGCAGGCCAATGGTCGGCCAGGAAGGCCCAGCTCTTGGCGAAGGAATACAAAGCCAAGGGCGGTGGATATAAAGACAAATGAAGAAGCCCCAGAAGTCCC